TTGCAAATGCCTTAATAAATTCAGGGTGATTGCCAATCTTTGTGCCGTCAGCAAGCTGCATCTCTAGCACATCCGGTGAAGCAAATTCCTGAAAAGCATTTGCAGCTGCCTGTATCTTGCTATCGTACGCCTCGCCCCACTCTTGCTTGAGTTCGTTTTGCACTTGCTGCTGATACTGCTGCTCATTGTGTTGCATTTTTGCAACACTGCCTTCCGACATTGACTTGTAATATTCCAAGATACCCGATGCTTGGTCAGGTGTCAGTCTTAGTTGGTGGGCTACGCCTTTGAAATCATTAGCGATTTCTTCTGTGACGATATTGCCGTCAGCTGTTACGTTGTAGCCGTCTGGTGTTTCTGGTCTGCCCAGTCTCCCATAGATGTTGTCCAAATCTTCATCCGTTGGATTGACTGGTAGCGGCAGCTTGTCAGCACCAATCAGTCTTTGCGCATTTACATAAGACCGGGCCAAGTTACCCACATCACGGATAGGGTTTAGGCTTGGGTGGTCACGCAGTTCCTCTGGAATCATGTTCAGAAAATCGTGACCAGACCCGCCTTGTGCTACCTCTGCTGGGGTTTCCAGCACGGTTGCCGCTGGCTGGGCTACCTGTTCGATTGCTTCTTCAGACATTACTTCTCCTCATTCATCATGTTGTGTATGTGAAGGATAACAGCACGTTTCCCTTCTTCGAAAGCTGTGGCGTTAGCATCGCCTGCCACATAGCTTGAAGCACGCCAGTTACAACGTGCCTCAAGGTCTTTCAGAACTTTCACCCCTGCATCGGAGTCGAAAGTCTGTTTATACATGTCTCTTAGCTGTTCGATTTCTTTCATTTTTGCCCTGATAGGATTGTTAAACCACGTTTTTCTGCTATTAACTTGCTTAACATTTTGCCAAATTCATCAGCAGCCGCATCATTTTCAAACTTTATAAAGTCTTGTTTTTCAATAGCGTAGTCATAAGCTTCGTCTTTAGAAAGCTTTTTCAACTCGCCGTCAATCATGCGCACTGTTGGAAACAGCATTCCATCCATAGTTATTGTTTTTATTGTTTCTCGCGCTTCAGTCATTGGTGTTTCAGGGTCCAAAGCCCTTGCCATCCACGCTGGGCGCTTTTTTAGTATTTCCGTCATTCGCCAACCATCCTAACGGCTTGTGCTGCTTGCGCCGTGGTGTACACATCTTCTTGTTCCATCTGGCGCTGTTGCATCATTGCCTCTTGTTCTGCGCGGGCTTTGCGTGTCTCAGCTACCTCACGGCTAGTGCGCAGTGTGGTCTTTGGAACGCCCAGCGCATCAGTGACATGCTCGACAAGCCCATCAGGGTCAAGGTGGTCGCCCACTGGAAGCGATTGTGACAATGGAAGCAGTATCTCAAGAGCCCGCATTGTGTTGTTAAGGCTGTTAGATTTTTGTGCTTTTGCCAGCGGTGATACATACTCGATGTCAATGTCACGACCCTGCAAGATTTCTGGTGGTGTTGCGAGCATGTTTTCACGCAGCATCAGCGCAAACACACGGTCAATCATAGGACGCAGCATCTCATTCATCAGCCTGCCCAGCACAGGGCCAATCACCCTCATGCGCTCTTCTTGCCTTTGAATGACCTCCGTAGCAGTCATGCCCGGCTGCCCTGAGAACAAAATCTGGTCAACATAAAAGGCCTGACGAATTGCAGCCCGGCGCTGTTCTTCCATGTTTAGGCCGATAGGAATGTTAGCACCAGTTTGCAGAGGCGTAATTGTGTCGCGGGAACCAGCCCGGAAAAAGTTCAGGCCACCCGGCTGTGTGCGGATAGGCAACAAGAAGCCGTCATCAGGCACAAGCAATGGCGGGTCAATCATTTTCTGTGCCGCCTGAATAATTGTCTTAGACATCAGGTTAAGCATCTTAACGTCAGGCAACGCTGTCATTGCTGGTGAACGGCCCATAACCTCGCCAGTCGCCTTGAGGAAGCGCGGAACAACATATGGCAGTTCAGAAAAGCCACCCTCAGACATAATCATCTTTGTCTGCATGCAAATGTACACAGACATAAATGGCATATTCTTGTTGTCAGCCTTAGTTACATTGCGCTCAGTGCGCGGCATAACTGCGTGCAAGATTTCGACTTCTTCGTCAGGGTTCTTTTCAATCTTTTTCTTGATGTAGTCGCTAACATTATTAATGCCAAAGCGTTCTACAGCTTGCTCCGCAGTCATTTTGTACATGCGAAACACAGTATTCACCATGCCGAACTGGTCTTCTTGCGCGTAAAACTCAGAGATATGGCGTGTGCTAAACCGCAGATTGCCCTTATCCATTTCGATAAACATGCAAGACGTACCGAACACAACCAAGTCAACGTAGGTCTCATGCACCTCAGTCTCAAAGTTTGACTGGTTAAAGGCCCGCATCATACGCATAGATGTGTCTTGCAGCCATTCGCGCACATCATCATCGCGGTTGATGTCTGTGTCCTTGATGTCCAAATGGAACCAAGGCGCTGCGCCGCTAGTCAGCATGCCATGAAGGAAAGCGGCCATCAGGTCGATAGACTGTAAAGCAGTGCCGTCATAGATAAGTTCCATGCGCTTTTCACCGCGTGACCGCTTCTTCACAATATCAGCTTTACGCGGCAGCATGTAATCCGCTAGTTCCTGATAGTGCGTATCCCAGTTATCGCGGCGGCTTTTAGTGTACTCGAACCGCTTTACTATGCTGACTGCTTTATCCATGACTTACCCCAATAGTGTTGGTGTTTTGGTTGTTGGCGTTGTTGTATCACCCAATGCACCAGCTACGATAGTAGAGCCACGGCCCCTACGCCGCGCTACTTCGCCTGCCATAGCTTCTTCAGCCAAAGCTTTAGCTTTCCCAATATCCGGCTCTGGTGGCGGGGGAGGTGGTGGAGGTGGTGTTGGCATTTTAGGGGTCAAGAAACTCATTTTTTACTCCTCATGCGAATGCTGGATTCTAAGTTTTGCAAGCCAGATAAAGATGATTCTCTTGCATTGCGCAATGTTGATATGCCCGCTGCTTTCCCTGTATACCCATCAACCTCATAGCTAATTTTGCCACCGTTCAGAAAAACATTCTGTTCTGACAGCCTTCTTTTAATCAAGCCCTCAACAGGAATACTATCGGCGGTGTATACATCCATAAAGCCGGAGGCAATTTTCGACAGAATCTTTGGGTCGTAGTCTGTTTTGCCTGACCGCGCTCTTGCTAGGTGGCCTAAAGCTTTTCTAAATTTTGGCTGGTTGTGGCCTGAATTGTACAAAAAAGACAGGCTGGCAACCTGCTCGTCTGGCGTTAAAGCGTCAAAGTCAATTCCAGCTATGTTAATATCGCTATTACCGTTTTTCATAAAACCAATAAAGCCCATAACCGTTTGGCGAGCCTGCTCTTCTTCTGGAAGGTCTTTGCTAATGTTGAACATTTTTAAGGTTTCGTCTTTTATGTGGTATTTACCACTTGTCCGACCGACCTTTTCCTCGCCAGTCAAAACACCACGCGCAGACTCTATAGTAAACAAATCATCCATAGCGCGGCCAATGACATCATCTTGAAGCGCCTTAACTTTTTGTACTTGCGCTTCTTGCCTTGATTCTTGTTGTACGGCCATAACACTAATCCTACTTGTATAAGACTCCCCCGCCTTCCAGCAGGGTTTCACCAGCAAAACGCTTAGAACGAGTAGCCCTAGCACGTTTCTTAGTCGGCGCGAGTAATGTGTCTTGTGTAACATCTTCCACAACAGGCTCTATTGGTGCGGCTATTGGCTCTGGCTCTTGTTCAGGCTCTGGGGCCGCAAGGGGGTTAAACTCAGGACGCCCCGAATAAACCTTAGTGCCTTCTATCAATCCCGGCTCAACAATACCCACAACACTGCCTCTGTCATCTTTAACAATGTCTGTGCTGTAAGTAACCTTGCCATCTTTAATAACAGGTTCGTCTTTTGCAATTTTTGTCAGGATACTCATTGCAGACTTTTTGCCAGCAAGATTAAGCAAGTTCAATGCGGCTGTTCCAACACCCGGCACTGTAATCTCTCCGGCAGGCAACTGCCCTTCAC